CAGGACCAGGACCAGGACCAGGGCGACCAGGGCGACCAGGGCGACCAGGGCGACCAGGGCGACCAGGGCCAGGGCGACCAGGGCGACCAGGGCCAGGGCGACCAGGGCGACCAGGGCGACCAGGGCGACCAGGGCGACCAGGGCCAGGGCGACCAGGGCCAGGGCGCCCCCATGCCGAGGACGGTCCAATCCCACAACGGGCCGACCGCTGCGGCCGAGGCCGCGCGGCGTGCGCTTCTGGAAAGCACCCGCCGCCGAGGTGCGGTCCAGCTCGCCGGGGCCGACGTGTTGGGGCTGGGCGCAGCGCGCCGCAAAGCGCAAAGCCGCAGGGCGGAGCAGGAGCGGATTCGCCAGGAGCGGGCACGTGAGCGGGCCGTTCGGACGTCGCTCGGATCGGGGACGGACCTCGCCGTCGCAACCTACGGGGAGGCAACGTTAGTCGAGCCCCCGTTGAATAACGTGATGGCGAAGAGCCGCGCCGCCCTAACACGACGTGGACCGCGGCCGACCGACCAAGGGACCGTCCCGACGGCGATGCATCGGTATTTGATCGATGGCCGCGTGTTCGGCGGTCGGCGCGGTAAGAAACGCCAGCCCGTGACGGTGCTGGTCGACGTTTCTGGTTCCATGACGCTCTCACCCTCCGAGGTCGAGGCGCTTTGCGAGGCCGCAGCCGGTCGCGCTCGCGTGGTCACCTACTCCGGTAATGCTCACACGGGCTCCGGCGAGGTGCGCGTGGTCGCGAAGGGGATGCGGCGCGCGGACGGGCATCACATGATCCCTCCCCGCTTCGGCTGGAACGTGATCGACGGTCCTGCCCTCGAATGGCTCGCGCGCCAGCCCGGTCGCCTCGTGTGGGTGAGTGATGGGCTCGTGACCGACGCCGATGGGGACACGTCGCGGGATTTAGTGAGGTCGGCGATCCAGTATGTGGATAGCAAGGGGATTGTGTGGGTGACCGACGTCGACCGCGCGCTTCGGTTGCTTGACGGCACGCTCTCGGTCGAAGACCGCTTGGTAAGCCGGGGCCGTGCGTCGCGGATGACGAATGAACTCGCTGCCGAGATGGTGCGACGGCCCGCGCGCTGGTAGCGGCTGCGGCCGCACCCGATCGAGGGATCGGGTGCGGCCAACCGCTCCGCCTGGGTGTCGCCTAATCGGCGACATCCCCATGGGGATGGCATGGTATTGTGGCAGGGCGACTGCCAATACATCGGCGCATCCACCGCCCGGGCACACACCATCCCCACAGGGACGGCCCCGCCCCCAGGTGCGTAGGGATTGCCCCACACCCGCTCACCTGCTATCCCCAGAGGGATGACGGCGTGGGGTTTTCCGCCCAGGCTCGGCGCCCCTTCGGGGGGCGTCGAAAATGTGGGGAAATCCACCCAGTCGTGGGGAAAGCCCCCCAGCCCCCAGGGGGTGTGGGTTTTTCCCCCCAGCCCCCAGGGGTACCCGGGGGGAGGGGCGTTTTCCCGCGGGGTCAGCTTCCGATAAGCATCCCCTTCATGAAAAATTTTTCTCCTGATGGAGAGGGGGCTCCGGTTCTGGAGGTGCGGTGGCCGACGTAGACGCCTTGGGGCGACCGCTCGCGACCTGCGGATTCTGGTCGTGCAGCGAGACGTTCCCCGCCTCCCGGGGACGGAGATTCTGCTCGCGGGGATGCAAGCAGGCGGACTCCCGCCGTCGGTCGCGCAAGGCCGACCGGACCCGGGAGAAGCGCCGCGCAGCGGGCAAGGAGGAGGGCTACGAGGAGGGCCACCTCTACATGATCGCCCCGATCGGCGACCCGGTCGTCAAGGTCGGCTACTCGAAGTCGGTGAAGGAGCGGCTCCGCGTCCTCCAGACCGCCCACTACCGGCCGCTGGAGTTGGTCGCCTCGATCGAGACGCGCCGCTACCTGAAGAACGACCCCCCGGACAAGGCGATCCACGAGCTGCTCGACGACGAAGACCACGTCAAGGGGGAGTGGTGGATCACGAGCGAACACACCCGGTCGGTCCTGCGGGAAGTCGGGTTCGAGTTCGCGGACGAGGATCTGTCGTGAGGCGCCTGCATCGTATCGGGCCGCGGGACGGCGCGAACAGGGCGGTGCGTTGGGGGTTCCCCCGCGCGATCACCTTCGAGGAATGGCTCGGGCGATGGTGGTTGATCGGCCGGGCGGACGAGCCCTACGGCGTCGTCTGGGTCGAGCCGATCCACGAGTACGGCGAGGAGGTCTACGCCCCGGTCCATCTCGCGGTCGACCCGAACTGGCGCGGCCGAGGATGGCCGTTCAAGAAGGCGTTGGACGAGCTGAAGGCGACACTCGTCGAGGAGCTGGCCCCCGCGGTCCCCACGCTGGTCGTCGCAGCGGACGGGTACGCGATCGCGGAGTACCTTCCGCGACTCGGGTTTGAGCTTGACGGGAGCATTTGGAAGCAGAGGTGCGCGTAGATGGGCAAGAAGTCTCTTTCACTCCCCGGAATCCTGGGAACCCTACCCCTATCCCTCATCGGCCCCTCGGAGCTGGCGACGGGTCTGATCATGGGGCAGCAGTTCAGCCCGGACGAGCCGCAGACTCCCCAAGCCCCGGACGACCTCGACCCGGGCGCGGCAGCGAACGAGGTCCGCAGGAAGGCGAAGAAGCAGACGCAGAACCTCGTCGCCCCCCAAGCGGGAGACGTGCTGAGCGGAGGTAGCACCGCCGCGACGACGCTATCCGGCGGAGTGCCGAAGGTGGCCGGAGCACTCGGACTGTGAACGAGTCCGACCGCATGATGCAGGAGCTATACGAGACGCTCGACCACATCCCTGTGGGGCTGAGCGATCGGAGGCGACGGTCGATCGACCTCGTACTCGCCGCCCGGAAGGCGGAGCGGGCTCGCGACCCCTACTCGGCCGAGAAGAACTACATGCGCGCGGCCGACGAGTTGCGCGGCGCCTCCAATGACCGGGCACACCGCGCGGTGGAGCGGATCGAGAAAGAGGCGCACAGGCTACGGAACCATGGGGTGGACAGGCAGAGATGATGCACGAACCCAAAGAGCTGCTGGCTCGCCTCGACGACCTGAAGACGGCGCGGAAGAACTTCGACACCTTGTTCGACGAGGTGCAGCAGCTCGTGTGGCCGGACGGTGCGACGTTCCTCACGAAGCGGTCGCCCGGAGAGAAGACCCACCAGAAGATATACGACGCGACGGCGACCTACGCCCTCGACAAGTTCGAGGCGGCGATGGAGTCGTTCCTGATCCCCCGCCACCTTCGATGGCATGGGCTTCGGGCGATCTCGGACGAGTTGAACGAGCAGCGGGAGGTGAAGACGTTCTTCGAGTTCTTAACGAAACTTCTCTTCCAGTACCGCGAACGGCCCAGCGCCCAGTTCTACAGTCAGATGGGGGAGAACCTCCGGTCGCTCGGCGCGTATGGGACCGGCTGCCTCTACGTGGACGAGTCGCCCACGAAGCAGGGCTTCCGGTACCGGCACATCCCGGTCAGCCGGATCTGGATCGAGACGAACTACGCGGGCATCGTCGACACCGTCTACCACGAGTACCCGCTCACGGCGCGGATGGCCGCGCAGAAGTGGCCGGACGACGTTCCCGAGAAGGCGGCGAAGGCGTTGGAGGCGGGTCGGCCGGGCGAAGAGCAGACGTACCTGCACGTCGTCATGCCGAACGACCCGGAGAAGATCGACCCCTTCTCGCTCGTCCCCGACCGGCACCCCTTCATCGGGTACGACATCGAGTGCCAGACGAAGAGCGTCATCATGCACGAGAGCATGTTGGACGAAGGGGCGCTTGAGTCCACCTACGGGTACCACGAGCTGCCGTACATCGTCTCGCGGCTGACCGTGAACCCGAACGAGATGTGGGGTCGCAGCCCGGCCATGGCGGCCCTCCCCGACATCAAGGGCCTTCAGGAGATGATGAAGACCCTCCTGCGGTCGGCGCAGAAGGCGGCGGACCCGCCGCTGCTCGTGGCCCACGACGGCCGACTCGGCCGCGGCCGACGGAAGGTCCGACTGGACTCGGGCGGCCTAACGTATGGCGCGGTCGACGAGAGTGGTCGGCCGAAGATCATCCCCCTGGAGACGCGGGCGCGTCTCGACATCCAGCTCGAGATGATGGAGCAGAAGCGGGACGCGATCTTCGACGCGTTCTTCGTGAAGCTCTTCGACATCCTGAATCGCGATCGGGTGGAGATGACCGCGACCGAGGTGGTCGAGCGATCGAAGGAGAAGGGGCAGTTGATCACGCCCATCGTCGGCCGTCAGCAGAGTGAGATGTTAGGCCCGATGATCGAGCGGGAGATCAGCATCCTCCAGCGGCAAGGCGGGATCGAGGTTCCCCAGGTGCTACTCGACCCGGACATTGGTGGGTTCGAGACGGAGTACGACACGCTCGCGACTCGGATGCAGCAGTCGGACGAGATGGCCGCCTATCAACGACTGCTGGCGATGTTCGAGATCCAGATCCAGCAGGACCCGCTGCTGATGGAGGTGCTTCGCGCCGAAGACGCCATGCGGACGTTCGGTGAAACGTCCGGCATCCGGGCGACGCTCTTCCGATCGAAGGACGAGATGGCCGAGATTCGGAAGCAGCAGGCGCAGGAAGCGCAGCAGGCACAGATGGCCGAACAGGCGCTCCCGGTCGCGCAGGCTGCGAAGACCGTGGCGGAGATCCCCACAGGTGAGGAGGCTGCATGAGTGAGATCCCGAGCCCGGACGCACGCGCGAGGGAGGCGCTCGAAGACAACCCGGTCGAGATCGCAAACTCGTTTCAGCGTCTATTCGCACAGCCAGAGGGGGAGGTGTTCCTCGCATGGCTGGTCGATATGTGTTCGACGAACCACACCACCTTCGACGAGAACCCGCTGCGGATGGCCGCGGCTGAAGGTCGTCGGCAGGTCTGGTGCGCGATCAACGAGATCCTACAGATGACCGCGAGAGACATCGCGGACGTGCAGAACGCCGTCGCAAGGATGCGACGAATGGGAGACGACGATGAGTGAAGAGAACGCGAACGCGCCCACCGAGGACGCCCCGGCAACGGCCGGGGATCTCGCGCCGAGCGAGGAGAGCGCGACGCCCCAGAGGGCTGAACCCGCTTCGTGGACCGAGTCCCTGTCCGAAGACGAGCGAGCGTATCTCGCGACGAAGGGCTGGGACAAGGAAGGGCGCGGGGTCAAGGACATCCTCTCCTCGTACCGGAACCTCGAACGGCTCCGCGGTGTCGGGGCCGACCGCCTCGTGAAGCTCCCCGAAGAGGGGAACGTCGAGCAGGCGAAGGAGTTCTACAGCCGCCTTGGCGTCCCCGAGACGCCGGACGGGTACGAGACGCCCGAGGTGCCCCTCGGGGCGAACGACGTGGTCGACGCGACCGCCCTGAGCGCGATCAGCCATCGGATCAACCACACCCCGGCCCAGCACGCCGAGTTCGCGAACGCGGTGTCGGAGTATCTGACGGAGGCTCAGACGAAGGCCGCCGAGGAGATCACGGCGCGCGACACCCTCCAGCAGCGCGAGCTGGACGCGGACTGGGCGACGAAGAAGGACGAGAACTACGCCGCGGCGAAGCGCGCCGCGGAGCGGTTCGGGATCGGTCGAGACGACCTGAACGCGATGCAGCAGGGGCTCGGCTACCGGAAGACGGTCGAGCTGCTCCACCGCATCGGCCGGGCGATCGGCGAAGGCGCGGCCCCTGGCGCGGTTCGGGACGGCGGGAAGAACGGCGCCGTGTCCCGGTCGGACGCGTCCGCGCAGCTCGAAGCCCTGAAGAACGACGCGGGCTTCCGGCAGCGCCTGACCTCCGGAGACGCGGAGGCGCGGAAGCATTGGGAGACGCTGAAGCAGCTCGCGTTCTACGGCGATTGACCTGCCCCGAGGGGGTGGTACAATTCCGGGAGCTGCCAACCCAGTAGCCACGCACTCGGTCGAGACAACCGCCCTCCGGGGCGGCCCCGATCTCCCGCGTCAGGGCCAGCGATCATCTGATCTCTGATAGGCCCCGCCTCCGTGCGGCCAAGCCGACCAAGCTTGAACCCAACGCATAGGAGGCACAGACGTGTCCACCGAGATTCCCGTAGGATTTTCCGAAGACTTCACGACCGAAGTCGACCTGCTCCTTCAGGAGCGAGGCAGCAAGTTCCGCTCCGCGTGTATGGAGAAGACGTTCGTCGGCAAGTCGGCCAAGGCCGTCGAGCAGATCGGCGCAGTCACGGCCGTCCGTCGGACGACCCGACACGCGGACACCCCGCTGAGCAACACCCCGCACGACGCGAGGTGGGTCTACCCCGCGGACTACGAGTTCGCCGACCTGATCGACCCGCAGGACGAGCTGCGCGCGATCGCTTCCTTCCAGTCTTCGTACGTCCAGAACGCGGTGCACGCGATGCGCCGGGCTCACGACGACGAGTTCCTGTCGGCGATCTTCTCCGACACCACGAAGACCGGCGAGGACGGCGGCGACACCACGAGCTGGAACACGTACTCGACCTCGACGGCCACGGACCACCTCGTGGCGGCCACGGGCGTCGGCATGACGGTCATCAAGCTTCGCTCCGCGAAGAAGGCCCTCATGGCGTCGCACGTCGATGTCGACTTCGACCCGCTGTTCGTGGGCATCGCGGCCGCGCAGCACGACGACCTGCTCGGTGAGACGCTCACCACGAGCCTCGACTACAACACCCGACCGGTCCTCGTGGACGGACGAATCTCGTCCTTCATGGGGTTCAACTTCATCGACAGCGAGCGGCTGCCGACGGGAGCGGGCAGCGCCCGGTCCTGCCCCGCGTGGGCGAAGTCGGGAATGCTCTTCGCAGTCTGGAACGACGTGACGAGTCGCGTCTCCGAGCTGCCGGGCAAGTCGTACTCCGTTCAGGTCTACTCGAAGACCACGATCGGAGCGACCCGTCTCGAAGAGGGCAAGGTCGTCGAGATCCTCTGCGCCGAGTAACAGGAGGTTAGGCCCCCGTCGCGGAGTCGTGGCGGGGGCCTAACGCCTACTGAGTGGGTCGCGGAGTCGTGGCCCCAGGAGAGCCAAACACATGGCAACGTACTATTCCGACATCTTCTCTGGCCTCGGTCGAACGACCGCGGGCACGGCCGCCGGGGGTACCGGTGGCGCGACGATCTCGAACCTCTTCCAGTCGACGCAGAACGCACACGCTCGGCGCCGGACGACCATCGCCCACTTCCGAGTGGACGCGGACGAGGATCTCCAGACGACCGACGTGCTTCACATGCTGGTGCTGAAGCCGATGGATCGGCTCGTTCGCCTGCGGCTGACGTGCGGCGACGCGGGTACGACCGGCGACATCAACATCGGCCTCTACACCGTGAAGCCGGATCAGGGCACGCTGCTCTTCACCCTCTCGGACGCGGACCTCTTCGCGTCCGCGCTGGACGTGAACGCGGCCGCTCTGACGTGGTCGGACGTGATGCACGAGTCGGGCACGGTCCCGATCAACTACATCGGCTCGCCGATGTGGGAGATCGCCAACCTCGGCGACGGCACGTTCACGAACGAGGAGCCGGACAGCTTCGCGATCTCGATCGCGGCGTCCGAGGTCACGACCGCGGACAACCTCGACTTCATTCTCGTGGCGGACTACATCGCCGGAGACTGATCGGGGCGACCGTACCTCCCAGCGACCGCCCCAACGGGCGGGGGTGCATAGTGTGCCCCCGCCCAAGGAGACTTGATGGCAGACTTCAAATCAACCGCTTCCGAGGGCGCAGATGCGGGCGTTGCGGGCGTGACCTCGTTCGGGACCGTCGCCTCCGTCGCGGCGAACACCATGATCATCGGGTTCAACACCGACACCGAGCAGGGACCGCTGTTCGATCTGATCGAGAAAGCCTACCGGACGATGTTCTTCGACCTCTTCTCGACCGGGACCCTCACGGGCGAACGACTCGTCGGCGTGACCCCCGTCGCCGAGATCCGGACGACTCTCTCTTCCCAGACTTCGGTCGGCGCGAACGCGGTGTCGCTGATCTACGACGCGGCTTCGGACAAGACCTCCCTCTTCGCGGCCTTCGAGCAGGCGAAGGCGGCGATCCTCGACTACTACGCTGGCCCGTAACGGAGACTGCCCATGGCGACCGAGTTGGAGATCGTCAACATGGGATTGCTCCGTGCTGGCGTCGAACCGATCACCGCGCTGACGGAGGACACCGTGCGTGCGCGGGCGGCCAACGCCGCGTGGCCGATCGCGCGACGGCAGGTGCTGCGGTCGCACCCGTGGAACTGCGCGACCCGGAAGCGGAACCTCGCGGCCGCGTACTCGTTCCAGGCGGTGAACTCGCATCGACCGGTGTGGGAGTACGCGTACTCCTACCGCCTCCCGACCGACTACCTCCGAATGTTGGAGGTGGACACGGACCCGGACTGGCGGATCGAGATCGCGCCGACGGACCGCACCCTCGTGGGGACGACCTACGACGCGTCCTACCCCGAGCGGCAGACCTCGACGACCGGGCGCATCACCGTCACGACCGCGGGCGCGCACAGCCTAACGAGCGGGGACTACGTCTACCTCCCGGACGCGACCGAGTCCGACTTGGAGGGGTACATCTCGGAGATCGAGGTGCTGGGGGCCACGTCCTTCGCGCTCCTCGACTTCCCGTCGGACGAATGGGTGACGGACGGGAGCGACTCCGCCACGTCGTCCTTCTACGAAGTGGTCTTCAGCCGCGCACTCGTGACGGACCTCGGTCCGCGCGCGAAGGTGACCTACCTCTTCGACCAGACGGACGCGGAGGTGTTCGACCCATCACTCGCCTACGCGCTCGCTCTCAGACTTGCGTGCGACGTGGTCGAGAAGCTCACGGCCAACGCACAGAAGCGCCAGCTCCTCCTTCAGGAGTACAACGTCGCGCTACAGGAGGCGATGATCGACGACGGCGAGGAGCAGTCAGCTCCCAAGTTCGAGGACGACACTTGGATCACGTCGAGGTACTGAGATGAGTGTTTCAGTACCCATCCAACGCGGCTTCAACGGTGGTCGCTTCTCGCCGCGGATGCGCGCGCGGAGCGACCTCAAGCGGTACGAGTTCGCGTGCGAGGAGATCCAGAACTTCTTCCCTTCGGTCCAAGGCCCCGCAATCAAGCGATCGGGGACGCGCTTCATCCGGTCCGCGATCGACGCCTCGTCGAAGAGTCGCCTGTTCCAGTTCGAGTTCTCAGACAACCAGTCCTACGTCCTCGAACTGTCCGAGGGGAAGATGCGCGTCTATCGGAACAGCGGCGCGGTGCTGGAGACGGCCGAGAACTTCACGGCCGCGCCGACCGCGACCTCCACGATCACGTGCGAGATCACCGGGCACCCCTACTCGACCGGCGAGTCCGTCTACATCACCGGCTCCGGGATGGCCGAGCTGAACGGCCGCTTCTTCGAGATCACGAAGACCGGCGCGGACACCTTCACCCTCGACGGCGAGGTCGGGACCGGACGGACGACGGGGACCGGCGGTAGTGCCGCCAGACACTACGAGATCGAAGACGGCGTCGCTTCAAACAGCCTCCCCTGGCTCGAAGACGAGCTGGACGCGATCCAGTTCGCCCAGAACGGCGACCTCATGTATCTCGCGCACCCGAACCACCCCCCGCACGTCATCACTCGGGCGGGGAACACGGACTGGACGTGCGTCGAGATGACGTTCAAGTTCCTCCCTCTATCGACGGCCAACCTCGACGAGACGATGAAGGTGTCGGTGGACGACTGCTCCGTCGGGACGCTCCGGACCGTGGCCGCGACGGGATTCACGTTCAGCGCCTCCGATGTCGGACGAGTGCTTGCGGTTGGCGTCGACCCGGCCGCGTCGGACTTCTACGCGCCGTGGGTCGCTCGCCGCGACTTGACGGACATCAACTTCTCCGTCGGCGACGACACCTCCGCCCCCGGCACCGGCACCTACAGAGTCGCCGAGCATCGCGTCACCTTCGAGGGACGCGTCTACAGCGGGGACATCGACAACACGGGCTTCGGGTCGAAAGAGCCGAAGCACGAAGAGGGGACGGAGCGGGACGGCAACGTCGAACTCACCTACGTCAGTAACGGCTGGGGTTACGGCACGATCACGGCGCAGTCCTCCACGACCGCGACGATCACGATCGACGTTGAGCTTCCCGCCAACATCGACACGGGGAACGCCAACGCGACCGGCAGCGCAAGCGACCAATGGGCGTGGGGCGCGTGGGACGAGGTGAACGGCTACCCGGCCGCGGTGGCGTTCTACGAAGACCGGCTGTGGTTCGGTGGAACGACCGCGGAGCCGCAGACCGTGTGGGGCTCGCGGACGGGCATCTACAACGACTTCCGCATCACCCCGGCCGAGACGGACGACACCGGAGTCCAGTTCAAGTTCCTCTCGCAGACGCTCAACAAGATCGAGTGGCTCCAGGGCGGCGACGTACTCTACGCGGGCACGCGCGGTGGTGAGTTCGTCGTCGACTCCGGCTCGCAGAACGCGGGGATCACGCCCTCGACCGTCCGCGTCCGCCGCCAGTCGAACTACGGATCGAAGGTCGGCATCCAGCCGCGCGCGGTCGACGCTTCGCTCGTCTTCGCCCGGTCGAACGACCGGCTGCATGACCTGAGCTTCGAGTTCGAGTCCGACCGCTATGTCGCCCCGGACCTGACCCGCTTCGCGGACGACCACCTCCGGCCGGGCGTCACGATGATCGACTACCAGCGGGACCCCTTCCGCCTGCTCTGGGCGCTGCGCTCGGACGGGACGGCCGCGGTCGCCACCTACGACAAGCTGGAGGACGTGATCGGGTGGGCAGACATAGTGATCGGGGGGACTTCGGTCGCGATCGAGTCGATCGCAGTCATCCCGCATCCCGACGGGGACGAGGATCAGGTCTGGATGTCCGTCGTTCGGACGATCGGGGGCAGCCCGGTCCGGCACATCGAGATTCTGGAGAAGGCTTTCGTGCCGGGCACCGACATCGAGGACGCGTTCTTCGTCGACTGCGGGCTCACCTACGACGATACCGCCACGACCACCATCTCCGGGCTCTGGCACCTCGAAGGGGAGGACGTGACCGTCCTGGCCGACGGGTACGAGGTCGAGGGGCTGACCGTCTCGGACGGCGCGATCACGTTGGGCACGGCCGCCTCGGTCGTTCACATTGGCCTCCCCATGGGGTCGGCGCAGATCAAGACGCTACCCTGGTCAGGCAACTCTTCGACGCTCTCGACCGCCGCGACTGTCGGCTGGCCGGGGCGGATTTCGAGCTTCCTGATTCTG